AATCTAAAGATGCGGATAAAAATGTAAATGATAGAAGACCGCATTTAGGACTTCCCGCTTGGTTTAAAAAGTGATATATCCTTATACTGGAGGGAGTGTCACCACCATAACACCACACTCTCTCCTGTTTAAGGATATATTATGTTAGGATTAAGTGCATTTTCAGAGTTTCCGTTTGCAACAGCAGCCGAGGATAGAAACGTAACTATCACAGCTACTAAGACATCGTTAACAATAACGATAGGTAGTATAGGTATTACGGCTGATTCTATTGTAGAGGACGCTACAGCAAATCCATTAACACTTGGTTTTGGTACTTTATCTATATCTGGACAGGCTAATTTAAGCCCTACAGGTAGCCCACTGACCCTGGCTACCGGAACAGTTACAGTTACAGCAGATGCCAATATCTCGGTCTCTGGAAACGCATTGACTATGTCCACAGGTACTGTTACAGTAACGGCAGCAGCAAATGTAGACGTTACTGGTAGTGGATTAACACTAGCTACTAAAGACGCTACAGCTATAACATGGAGCGGAATAGTGCCAGGCGCAACAATGGTCTGGACACCAATAGAACCTTATTAATATGGCATCAAGTTTTTCTACAGATACAAAATTAGAACTCATAGCAACCGGTGAAAAAGCTGGTTTATGGGGGACAATAACAAATACAAATTTACAGATTTTAGAGCAATCAGCTACAGGATATTTAAGTCAATCTATGGCTTCTGGAGATGTTACACTTACTTTAACTAACGGTGCTACTTCAGATGGTAAAAATGCTTTTTATGAATTAACTGGAACTTTAACTGGTAATAGAACCTTAACTATGCCTAGCGGTGCAGAGAGATCTTTTATTGTAAAAGACTCTACAACAAGAGGTAGCGGTGCTACACTCTTTTCTCTATCTGTTGTTACAGCAAGTGGTAATAGTGTTCCTATCCCAATAAATGCAACTGTTGCAGTTGTATCAGACGGCACAAACATGAAGTTAGGATTATTATCAAAAGGTTATGGAACTGTAAACTCAGCTTCTGTAACAACTTATATTGCAGTGGCTGGTGATCAACTGTTAACAAATACAACAACTGCAGGGATTACAATTACACTTCCTACCTCAGCAGCAACTGGTGATGAGATAGTGATAGTAGATGCTAGAGGAACTTTTAATTCTAATAATTTAACTGTAAATAGAAACGGTCACAACATAAATGGAGCTGGAAGTAATTTAGTGTTATCAACAAACGGTCAAGCCATAACTCTAGTGTATGTTGATACAACTCGTGGCTGGGCTTTTAAGACAAATACGGCATAGGAGGATGAATCATGCCTCTTACACGAGTTAAATTTTTACCTGGAATAGATAAGCAGAACACAACCGTTGGAGCAGAAGGACGTTGGGTAGATTGCGATAACGTTAGATTTAGATATCAACTACCAGAAAAAGTAGGTGGGTGGTCATCTTTAGTTACAGACACCATTGTTGGTGTTGCTAGAAAAATGTTTCCATTTGTAGATTTAGATGGAAACCGATACGTGGCCATCGGAACAGATAAACTTTTATTATTATATTTTGAAGGTCAGCTTTATGATATCACGCCATTAGACACTCAAATAACAAATGCAACCATACAAACATTTTCAGGATCAAGTTTAGTAACAATTACAACTAGCACCGCCCATGGTTTAGAACCTGGCGATATTGTTTTTTTAGATGATACGACACTACCAGGAAGTAGTGGTTATTCTACTTCTGATTTTGATGGTAAAAAATTTCAAGTTACAAATGTTTTAAACGCTACACAATTTCAAGTAACAGTTACAACATCAGGCACACCGGCAAATGCTGGCCCTGGTGGTAGCATAGATATTGCACCTTATGTTAGAATAGGTCCAGCTGCACAATCTTATGGTTATGGTTGGGGTATATCTGAGTGGCAAGGCACTGTAGCTGGTGCTGCAACGTCAACTTTAAATGGTGCACTATTAAATGATACAAACGGCACAGGTGGATCTGGAACAAATATTACATTAGCTTCAACAACAAACTTTACTTCCGCAGGTAGAATTTTAGTAGAAAGTGAATTAATATCTTACGCATCTATTGCAGGTGCTAATTTACAAACTATTGTAAGAGGAGTAAATGGAACAGACAAAGCTGCTCACTCAGATGGCACGGCTGTAACAGATGCTACAAACTTTTCTGATTGGGGTGAAGCTACCGTTGCATCAACAGTACAACTAGAACCAGGACTTTGGTCACTAGATAATTTTGGACAAGTATTAGTAGCAACGATTGCTAATGGTAAAACATTTACTTGGGATGCTGGAGGCACACAGCCTTTGACAACAAGAGCTGCAACAACTACTTCTGGTTTTGCAACAGGCAACAATCCTACGGCAACAAGAGCAAGTTTAATATCACCAACAACAAGACACTTAATTCATCTTGGAACAGAAACAACAATAGGCGATGCCACAACACAAGACGATATGTTTATAAGATTTTCTGACCAAGAAGATATAAATACTTATACACCTTCTGTAACTAACGCTGCGGGTACACAAAGATTACAAGATGGTAGTAGAATCATTGGTGCACTAAAAGCTAAAGAAACTATTTTGATTTGGACTGACAACGCTTTGTATACTATGAAATTTGTTGGTGCTCCTTTTACATTTGGTTTTGAACAAGTGGGAACAAACTGTGGACTTATAGGTAAGAATGCTGCGGTTGAAGTAGATGGTGTTGCGTATTGGATGAGCCCTAACGGTTTCTTTTTATATGATGGTACGGTTAAAACGCTTACGTGTTCTGTTGAAGATTATGTATTTGATCAATTAGATATTACAAAAGGTCAACAAGTAAACGCTGGACTAAACAATCTTTTTGGTGAAGTAACTTGGTATTATCCTACTACTTCATCAACTTATAATAATCAGTATGTAGTTTATAACTATGGTGAAAGTGCTCCACAACTTCCTATTTGGTACATTGGATCTGAAGCTAGAACAAGTTGGATAGACGGAACAATATATCCAAAACCTTTTGGAACTAAATTTGATTCTACTGCAGATGGTACTTTTCCTTCTATAGTTGGTTTATCTGGATTAGGACAGACAACCTTATTTGAACATGAAATAGGAACAGATCAAATTAATCCTGATGGAACAACTACAACTGTTGCGTCAAACATAAAATCATTTGATTTTGATTTAGATATACAAGGCACAGCAGGGCAGTTCTTTTTGTTTATGAGAAGAATACTACCAGATTTTAAAAATTTACAAGGTGATTCTAAGATTACTATGTCTGTAAAAAGGTTTCCACAGCAATCAGATAGTGCAACCACGTTAAGTCCGTTTACAGTCTCATCATCTACTAATAAAATAGATACAAGAACTAGAGGACGATACGCAAATATTAAAATAGAAAATGATGGTGCTAGTCAATCATGGAGATTTGGTACGATTACACTAGACCTACAACAGGATGGTAGAAGATAATGGCAAAAATAGTAGTACGATTACCTGAACCAAAACAAGAGTATGATATCTCTAACCAAAAACAAATTAACAGAGCTTTAACCACTGTTGTAGAGCAACTTAACTCAACGTTTTTAGAAACAGAAAAAGAGGAACAACAAAGATTTAATTTCTTTTTATCGTAATGGCAAATGTTTATAAAAATATACAAGCAACAATTAGTTCAGCTGGATCTGATGTAAGTATGTATACGTCACCTACAGCTACTACATCCATTATTAAAACCATAAGATTATTTAATACTCATGGATCTGCTCTAACAGTTACAACTAAAGTTAGAGATAGTTCTGCTAGCACTGATTTTGAGTTTAGCACAAACGTTGTAAATGCTAGTGATAGCGCAGATATGTTAACATTTAATAATATTTTAATTTTAGAAGAAGGTGATATACTGAAGATGCAGGCTGCAACTACTGGTGTTATAAAGATGACAGCTTCAGTATTACAAATAACGAGGACATAATGCCATTTATTGAACAAGAAGCATCGCTAAGATACGAGGAAATTAACGGTAAAAGAGTGCCTATTATTAC